GCCCAGACAGACCAACTATTAACATATTTTAAATAACACCAGAGCAATGAAGACAGCAGGAGAATATTTAATTAAACAATACGACTATGAAACTACCAATGAAACAATCAAGGAGATTCAAACCATCACAATGTGGTATGCCTTCCGATATTAGAGCTAAGAAACAGCTTAGGAACAGGAGTATGCCATTAACTGACACACAACGCCAAGTACTCAATAAAATGGGTATTAGGTTAAGTAGAAATGCTACTGAAAAAGATGCAGTAAAGATTGCTAAAAGAATTTGTAGCTTTGATAAGAACTACAAAGAACCTGGACACATTAGCCAATGGACAAGGAAAGGGCATAGTGCTAAACCTAAGGCTATAACTGCACGTCAACATAGGATATCATTATACCTACATAGAATGGCAACACCTTTTACTACAATAGTCAACGATGAAGTCATTAGACATTCTGGTAGTAAACGTGCAGAGAAAATGTTATCCAAAGCTTAAACACACTACTATGGAAAATTTAGAATATGAATTCATTGACCGTTCTATTTCAGCAATGAAAGACGGTTATAATGAAGAAGCCGCTAAGATTGTTGAGGAGGAGTCTAATCTCACCCTTAATGAAGCAAGAACTTTTGTATCACTTCTACATCAAATGGGGGAATAGATATGAATAAACTCCGTAAGTTCTTACTATTGTTTTTATACACATTTAGAGCAATATTTCCAATGAAACGAGTAAATCCATTAAAGAGCCGAGCTATTTGTACAGCATGTAGTTGGTCTGGTAAATATAATGAGGCCAAACACAGAACCCATAATCAACTTGTATCAAGAGGTGTTACCAATCAACAAGGTACTATAATTGATGCATACATTTTAAATGTCAAACGTCGTAATGGCGGTTGGGTTGATTTATCATGGTGTCCTAAATGTGATTGCTTTATTGAGGTATATTATGAATCTGAAGACAGTGGTTAACAAAAATATTATTATTTGGTACTATGTAGAGATCAAACCTACATTAACCAAGTACAGAAATAGGACAGACAGGTTAATAGAACCATTTGTGTCTAAGTTTCAACGATGGTGTTATTTACATAATATACCTAGTACAAAAGACTTTACACAATGGTTCTATGGAACCTATAAATCTGATAATGACACTTACGTGTATCACCAAGGTGTTATTCGTTTACAGTTCCCATTACGTATTAAACGTGGTGAGACTGTTATAACTAAGTATGGTCCAGGTATTATCAAATCTATTATCATAGATGAAGATGAGATCATACAAAGTGTTGAGGTTTCAATGCTATCTTATAACTTTCGTAGATCGAGAGGATATAGTAAATACCTTAATCAAAACGATTTATCACAATTACAGGTGTATCACAAACCCTCTAACCAATATGTGCTATTAACCCCAAGGGATTATGCGTATATTATAAATGAGAATCAAGATATTTGGTATCGCGTTACTAATAGAAAGTATGCCACTCTTCAGCCTAACTATAAGGCAAACATAGAATATATTAAAATATTCAATAACGAAAGAGGTGGGCCTGAAATCCTTAGAAAACTCTTGAAAAAGGGTTACGTAATATCAAAGAAGTAAATCGTGTCGTATTAATTTCTCGCTATATTAAACATATAAAACATGAATAATACAGCAGAAAAACTTGAGTACCAAGCTCAAATGGAAGATATGCTTGGTCTTAGCAAACAAGCTTTTGCAAGGACTATCTGGGATGACCCAGAAAAAGCTAAATCTCTGTGGGGGTTTTGGAAAGCTTTCGCTCATGAGTATTCTGAAAATGTCGATAGAAAGACTATGGCTCAAATGGAGATGCGTAGGATTGAAGCTATTATGCTAAAAATGACCGATATCAATACCGGTTTTTATGGTACTAAAGCTTCATCATATATCAATGATGTTGATTCAACTGCAACTGATATAGAAGAAATCCTACCTGAATCTAATGAATCAGAGTCTGAAGAGCAAGGTAAAGTCGTACCTCTTCACAAAGTGAAGGATTTAGGCGACAAACCACTTCAAGCAGATATATCACAAGCTGCAAGAGAATTGCTTGCTGAAGGCAAGGAAGAAGACGCATTAGCGTTAGCAAGACAGTACCTTGGTAAAGGTAATTACACTCCTCGTAAGGAGAAGACAACACCTAAGCCTTGGGAAGAAAATCAAATTAGTGGTTGGATTAGGAATCTTAAGAAAGGCCCAAAACCTATTGAGACATCTAAACCACCTGCTACGGATAGTGAATCAATGGAGTTTGGAAAACATAAGACTACGCTTGGTGCGGAGACTCATGCTTTGAAAGACTTCTCTGAACGTTATGTTAAACTTGCTACTGGTGGTTCTGAAGATGCTTTGGCAGCTGAAGATCTTGCTGGTATATTCTTTAAGCACCGTAATTACAGTGCTAAGCAAGTTCAAGTATGGAAAGAGACAGTTACTAAAAATAACGATATCTCCAGGCTTGACCACTTTGCTGTACTTGGTACAATGGGTACCCTTACTGCAGAGTTAGTGGATAATGACAAAAAGTATGAGAAGATTAATGAAGCAATCAAAAATGCTATGCAAGACATCCAAGTTACTAAGCCTGCGCTTGAGAATAAAGATGGTTTGCTTACATATCTGATTACTGAAATAGGACGTAAGTTCTATGACAATCTTATCAATACTGCGTTCGAAAGCTCTGAAGGTACAGTGTATGAAATGTACACTAAACTTCATGTTAACGACTTTATAGAAAGGGTCGTTACTGCAAATTTTACCGAATCAGACTCCCAAGTCACAACGAACGAGCAGGCCACCCAGGAACAAACTGGCGAGGCTTCCGATTCTAATATTACTGTTGAGGAACTCAAAGAACAGCAATCAACGGGTAAAACTGTTAAAGCTGTTACAGTAGCTATTATTAGGAATCAAGGTGTTATTGAAGATGCTTTTGCGAGTGAACAATATAACAAGTTTGTTGGTGAAGGTAAGGAGTATGAAACAAGGGAAGAACTCGACAGGTACGTCGATGAAAATTTCCAAGAGTGGCATGACGACTATAGGAATGGTCTTACAACCTTCCCACTTGATATATTCAATGAAGTAGTTGAAACAGCTTACTTAAAAGAAATTTCTGTGGAAGATATTATTAAGGAAGCTAAAGGACATGTTATTAAACCTAATGGTGGTGTATTAGTCCTCATTAGGCCAGATGAAGAAGGTAAAACTTTTGAAGTCAAATTTAACAAGCCTGAGGATATCGATGATTATGTCAAAGGTATTTATAACTCTCTTGATAAGGAGAAAGCGGAAAAAGAGGCACAAGCCAATGATGAGACCGAAACTGTAGAAGAATCCACTATTGAAGTAGAGGAGACAACTGAAAAGCGAGTGGAAGAAGAGTCATCAGCAGACAAAAGTAGTGGGGAAGCTATACAACCTGCCGTTGAGTCTAAAAATACTACTGGTCCTACAGTTAAAGTTAAGTATATTGAAGATGTCTGTTATAAAGCGATTAAAGGAGGCCAAGATATGGCCTATCTCATGAAGGATAGGAAGATACAGCAACTGGTAGCAGAAGGTGGTACTATTACTGGTCCCACTAAAGATATCAGTCAATCTTATGATACTTCATCAGAATCGTTTGAAAAGCTTAAGGCAGATCTTGAGCAAATTTACGCAAGAATTACAACCAAGAAGGGTGGTAAGAAAACTATTGTTGAAAAAGTAAAAGAAATCACGTCTATTAGTAAAGGTGAGGAGCCTGAAACTAAAGAGACAGAAGTAGTTGATAAACAGCCAGATAAAGGCGAGGAGTCTAAGTCTACCAATACTGTTGATACAACACCTACTTCAATTAACTCTTTTGCTGAAGCGCAAATAGCTGGCTTTCAACTCATCAAAGGGGGTTGTACGAAGTATGATCTAATGTCCTGGGGTAAGGAAGTGTTTTTAAATCGTAAGATGAAGGAACATGCTAATGATGAACAAAAGTTCACTACCCAGGAAAAAGTAGAAATATTCATGAAAGGATTCTTTAAAGACTTTCTTAAAAGTGAAGAACCTGCTAAGGAGGAAACAAAAGAGCCTGGTCTTACATTGGAACATCTTACTCAAACTGTTATTGATAACAGTAAAGAGGAAGGTATGACATATGCTAAACTATGTATCATGGTTAAAACAGCATGTAAGAATAGTACATTGGATCTCTCTACAACAGATCAACTCAGACTTGTTCGTGAAAATGCAGAAGAACTGTATAAAGTTTTCCGTGACAAGCAATACCAGCAGAATGAAGAGACCAAAAACAAAGTTTTCGTACCAGAAAAGGTATCCGAGACAGAACCCACTGTGTGGGATAAAGTCAAAGGATTTACCACAATTGGTGAGATCTATGCAATATCAATGGAGCTTATTGAGACCGGAGAGTGGCAGAGAGCACTTAATATAGCTACTGAGCTTATTAAGTTAGGCAACATTACTGATGCACAGAATTGGGATGATAATCAAATTTCTCAATGGTTTGGTACTAATGTACTTAAAAAACCTACAGTAAAAAAAGCTGAAAAGGTTGAGGAGGTTAAAGTCGAAGAAAATCTCGATGATAATTTTCGTGCATTACAAACCGCTGATGGGGGGAAATCATTTCGGAATGCTCTCATTAAAATTATGGCCGAAAATGAAGATAATGAAGCCCTTCGAGATAAAATTATGGCTACCACTAGGGATGGTAGGCGCAATTATGCTCGGAAAATGGCCAAATTACCTACGAAGAAACTACAGGACAAGATCAACGGTGCAAAAGCCGCTGTCAAGTCCAAAACTAAGTAATTAGAATACTCTTTACTCCAGTGCTTAATATTTTACTAATGTCATTTGATTGTGCCCCTTATCCACCACAACCAAAACACATGTGTGAATTAATACTTTTGGTTTACCAATGGTAGGCACTGGAGTTTTTATTAACTTAAAATACTATAATGAGGTTTCATAACACACCAAAGACAAGACGTAGTGATAGTCTTGTACGAGGTATCAACAACAGGAAGCTTAAATCATTACATAAGCAACTTGCAAAAGTAATAGACCAACCAATACATAGACAATCAGATCATATAGCAACCGATCATCATGGTCGCACAATAATAAGAACAAATGGTGGTCTTATGATTCTTACTCAGAAAGGTAAATTATTACAGAAGATCCAAACGATTGAAAATACAAAATAATATGAGTAAACCAAAGATTAACGAACGATCGGTCATTGAAAGGTGTATACAACGATCTAAGTATATTCTTACTGCTCAATCTGTACAACATACTAGAAAGGATGATGATTTCTTCCTTAAACGTATGCCTACCAGTACTTTAGTATCAATGAAACATTTACCAGAACTTGACAAAGAATTACTTGTTTTAATAGATGGATGGAAAAGAGATGTAGCTAATTTTCTTAGACCACTTTTTCATGCAAGCAATATTGAAATAGATGATAAGTTCTGGTTTAGTACACATGAACTAAAGGATGGTTATGTGCTACTTAGTAGTAAAAGTATGGTACAATATGGTATACATGATTTTGTATTACTACTTTCAAATGTAGATTCAAACAAACTCTTAGCAGGTCAAATCATTACTTGGATACAATTCAGAGAAGTGATGGACCTTATTGAAGGTGTTGTAGATGACAAGTCATTTGTAACACATTATATGTTACATAAAATACACAAAAATGCACAAACAAATCAAAGTAGGTAGCATTGTAGTGGTTGAAGAAGGTATGCATTATGGTCATTTACCTGGAGCAGTTACCAAAGTGGCAGCTAAACCAGGTGTGATAGATGATAAGACTTCCTCTTTTGTGGGTACCCGTAATCTTGAAGATTATCGTCATGTAATTATGTGTGAAGATATGACTTCTAACACAGTACCTAAGTCAACCTATTTAAACAAACCAGTTCTGTATGAACAGGTTAGAGACCTTCGCCCTGCTACTGAATCAGAGAAGGAGATATATCGTCTAATCAAAAAACACAAACGATGAATCAACCAAACAGTATTGAGAAGCCTGTCATAAATGATGCTGCAATGTCTATATTCAAATACTTATTTGCAAGTAGGATAATGGATTTAGAAGAACAGGGTAGTCAATTGGCAACATTCTCGAAGCAAGCTCAGATTCAACATTTAAGAGGTGTTATGAAGAAGTTTATGTTCAGTAGAGCATATTCATTCTTTAAAATAGTCATACTACCTAACAATGGTATGGACCTTGCAAATGCTGAAGTCTCACTCGAAATTAAAAATTTTGATTATTTCATCAAAGACCTTGAACCTAAACGGTATGTACTAGCAATCAGTTGTACCTGGGATACATTCACTGCCTTTGAAGAGACCGTCGACAAAAATCTTATAAAACTAGGGTTATGAGAAGACTGATCTTAAATATAATCGAAAGTAATTGGGATCGACAAATATTTGTTGGTACACCAATGTCAACCTTCTTCATTGATATATATAGATATTTAATATTATTAAATACAGTATATGTTGATGATACTCACTTGATTGCTATACATGGTAGACGTTCAAGGAATTGGATTGCCTTATACTTAGCTTGTTGGATTGCAAACGTAAACTTTATAATACTATCACCTAGTCTAGAGAGGGTTAAGTTGTTAAGTATATTACAGTTTGTAAATGCAAGTTATTTATTTACTCAACCATATCTAATAAACTTTTGTCATAACGATATGAAAAATGTACCTTTTCTTAAAGGGGCATATGATATGGATAACGTAGAACAAATATCACTACGACAAAGTGTATACAATCAAAATTTAACATTAAACTTAGTTAACAGGCTAGATCCTAGTTTGGTGACAAAGCGGTTGTTAAAAGAAATAAAGAAGATGTTTGGTCCAAGTAAAACCCATGATGTGATGAACCTTACACCTGGTATAACTCATCATGTTAACAAGATAGTTGTATCAACCAGTGAATCAATATTATCCACTGTTCTCAATGGGATTGAAACACTACCATTCACTTCACAACATTCCATATATTCAAAAGTAGAATTTGCAGACTCACATGTACTATCTATACTTATACCATTTATCAAAGGGTGTACGTTTGGAGAAATAAGAGATGAAGCAAATGTTATTATTGAATCAAGAGAAACCTTTGAAAGAATGTGGTATGATACCGTAGATTCTATATTAGAGTCTAAGATAATATACTGGTTCTTTAAAAAGCGTGCTTTTAGTAAGTTATTTGAAAAATATGCAAGTGAAAGTATAAAACGTCATTATGGTAACATGGAATATGTTATTGTACATAATGGTGATATACACGAACGCTGTTTAACTACAGCAAAAAAAGCTTTACCATTGATTGTAACGTATGGTAGTCAAGAGACTAATCAATTAGTTGCAGTTAATGACTTTTCAACACCTGCATATAATGTACCAGGGTCTGTAGGGAGACTATTTGGTACACCTCATGTAACTAAGAAAGGTGAATTACTTTTAATGTCTAAAGGAGTATTTAAGAAGTATTTGAGTGACGAAGCTCATACTAATTATATTCTTGGACCAGACGGTAGTATACGTACCTCTGATCACTTCACCTGGAAAGACGATCTTCTTACATACAATGGCCGAATGGATGCTGTATATGAGAAGAATGGTAACATTGTACATTTAGATAAGATTGAACGTCATATAAGGAGCTTACCGTGCATTGAGGAATGTGTACTGCTACCTTGGGAAGATGGTTTGGTACATCTAAATGTAAAAGTGAACCTACGTTTCGTTGAGGCACACAAACAAGGGTGGAATGAAACAACAAGAATATTAAACAGTTTTTATGATAGCCTAAGAGCTAGTTTTACTAACTCTATGATATTAGGGAAGGCAGTTATTTCCCCAGTACCACTTAAAAAGGCTTTCAATGGGAAAGTTAGGACATACCTATATAGAGATCCATCCTAATTAGTACAACAATTTCGTTAATACCTTAACCGTCCCGTTTTAACCTAGTATGATTTACTACAAAGGGTATAAGTGTAGTTAAACTCATTAGGAGGTATTAACGTCGATAGTGTATAATCTGGAGTCAGATGCCAGTGTGATACGTGAGTGGAAACATGCATGGAAGCGCTCGTATTGGGCAAACTTGGTACGCAAAACGTTGTGAGAGGTCACAACCATAAGCCTTTTTATACTGACGCAACATATATGAGTAGTGGAAGGGGTGGGATTCCCCGGTTCTAAAATCTATCAAGACTACCGAAGAAAACATATTAAGTTAACAGAAACGATGACGTTATGGCGAGGGGCAACCATGCCTACACTTTACTATATATGCTCACTGAGAGGTGGGGGATAGTATTGTGTAATGGGGGGTCCAGATAAGACTGGATAACGTAGAGGAACACAGTACCTTTTATGACTACTATGGGTAACCAAACCCTTTGTGAAATGAATGTAGTGGCGCGCTTCGCTGCGAGAACCCAAGTGCGAAAGTTACTACAGTCTCTGTAGGGAACCGAGACTGACTGAAATAAGCGGGACCTTAATTCATTCTAGCCGTTTGATGGCAAGTATGTGCAGAAGCATTACTGAATGAAGGACAACCGTCAAGTATATTTGTCAAGTCTATTATTTTGTTGTACTTAATTCGAGTACCTTTTATAGTATCGTACCCAAGAGTATCTCTACCGCAACAGCATCGGAACATATATTATCTATCGCTGAGAAGCATTTATAGAAATATCGAGAGTAGTACAAAGGAGCTTTGTCGTAAGCAAAGTGCCAAAAAAGTTCATTATATATCTTACTTCCCCAAGTTTTCAAAATATACATTGAACATATGGCTTCGTAGGTTAGAATCCTACCAATACTTAAAGTGAAAAAATCAAGTTGAGAATTTGGTAATAGCATATCATTACCCTTACAGTCGACCGTGACGTCGCTAAAAACTAACGTATTTTACTGACTATGCAAAAGCCTTCGAGATTAAGGCGAGTCCCTCTGCGTATCTAGGGGTCCAAACCTTAGATTTTACGATTAACACTCGTGTCACAAGACGTTAGACAGAGGTAATAGCAAGCACAGGCTGAGTTGTGCGATATATAGACTCAGATGGTGAAAAGTAATTCATACATGCGTGAAACGTCGAATTTGTCTAAAAGTTAGCAACTGCGAGTTTCTCATAATAGACTACTATGTCGTTTTCAAACATAACAAACTATGTCGGAAATATGAGTAAGCGAGTAGACTCCTATGTGAAAGTAGGAAATAGCGCTATGAAGCGAAGTAACCAATCTATACAGAAAATGTAAACATCCAATTTAGGAGCGTCTAGAGAAGACAAAACAATACATTCCGAAAGTGCCATCAGATGGCGGAGTTAGGAATTAAAGCAACTCAACCGAAGCGGTTGGGATAGTTACCGATAACCAGATACTTATACCCTCACTAGGACGTACTTTATAGTTGTCAATAGGAGTTAAATAAGGTTGGGGCATGAAACCCCCACGGCAAAAACATTAGAGCAAACCCTGCGGTTTACAGTCACGACACAGTGGCCATGGTCTCAGAAGGTACTATCCACGCTTCAATATTATTAATTTAAATTATTTGTTATGCGAATTAAAGAAGTATATACACTAATCAAAAGTGATGTACCTGAGATTTGTAACAGACAAATAGTGAAGGATCAAGATGTTGGTGGCATCAAACTCGTCTATTGGAGACGTAGAATGATGGTGAAAGACATCAGTTTCGGTCCTATCGAATTCTCTTATCCAGTGAGAATCTTTAAAAGAAAAAAGGTTGTATTCCTCAGACCTTATAAAGACCACTGGGATCATGAAAGAAATAGGTTACCATATAATTATTGGGGTAAGACATCAAACCCTTTAACCAATATGTGGATAACTGTTGAACAGGATTATAAAGTATGGTCTAACACTACTGTTAGATTCAAAGATCAGGTTACTGATCATAGTATGATCAAGTCTCTCAAATCAATTGAAGAGACCTTTTCAGTTTTTATTAATCAAAATAAATTACAATGAAAAACCAAGACGTAAAAATGCATCTCGACTTTTCAGTTGAAGGCATTCGCGCTGCTGTTAAAAATGCAGTTGACGTACAAAAAGTTGTTTTGGATGTACCTTGTGTAGATCCTAGAAAGCTTCATATCGATGACAAGATCTATGGTCTTAAAGTCGTTCCGGTAAAAGACTCTGAAAAGAGTAAGACTCCTTCTGTCAGGTGTACTGTTGGTGTTGTAGAAATCAACATTGATAACCTGAGTGGTGTTGTCAAGCAAGGATATGTAACTGTTAACACAGGTATTGATATTCCTAAGGAATTAGGCCGTACCAATGCCGTTACAGACGTATACTTCGAAAGCAAAGAGGCAGCCCGTCAAGTCGCCATGATCTTCTTAGAAGAAGAAATGGTAAGAGCTGAAGAAGCCGTCACTGAAGCAAAAGAAATTCGTGAATTTCTTGCAGAACAACTTGAAAACGAACGAGTGTAAGCTTTATCATAATGAAGAAGCTTAGGGTATTATTAATACTAGTTTTCATGTTCGGTTTTCTGTCAAGTTTCACCAAAAGTGAGATTATAACAGATACATCAGGACAAACTAGTACCAATGTATATGTCGAGTTCGAAAATCCTCGCATCTTAATTGATGATTATAGGACTTATAAGGCTCTGGCAGACATGATGCGTTCAAACACTGAGTTCGACTCAGCCGTAATTGAGAATATGGCTAATGCCAATACAAATTGGCAGAAGTACATAGAGTCTCAAGAAAGGAGGTATGAGTCCTCAATGGACTACTTAACCCGTAAGACCGGGAAAACTATTGATGAAATATATAAGGCTTATGAAAAAAGGAGGAAGACAAGAATATCAATTGCTATATTTGGTATCTTATCTGTAATCTTCGCATTTTTCACAGCATTAAACGATAAAAATAAGAAAGGAGGTTGGCCTGCCCAGTGGGCATTATTTACACTAATGATATTTGTATCAGCATTGTTAATGATGTTAGTGGATGGCTTGCTCCTATATACAGTCAATAGTGACTATCATTATATTAACACAATTTTAAATTTATCAGGATGAGATGAGATTAATTAAAATCACTTCCATTGTTAGGCTCCGAGTGAAAGAGATGACACTAAACTTACTTACCGAATATGATTATGTTAGGGTTCGTAGATCAGGTTTAGTTACCTTAAAGAGGAAATGGTGGTCTTTAAGAAGAGACAAAGTGAGTGTGACAGATCTCATAGTAGGAGAAATTCCTAAACGCATTGCTGAAATAGCAAAGCTGGGTGGTAAGGGTGATGAATACCTACGTGTATTCAGTAACCATATTGCCTCTGTATTACATATTTCTACGTACTCTAATAACTTCTGTATAGTAGATTATGTATGGGAAAAATTCACTGAACTTTGTCTTGAGGTTCCACTCGTATCATTTGAATTTAATGAATTTGAGTTAAACGAGAAAAGGAATCACATATCCTTGGGTCTCTTTGAAGACACTTACTGGTTAGGGATAATCAATTCCCTGAAACAAAATGCATTACCACCAGTTAAGTCAGAGTTACTCAAACAAGTGAACAAAATCAAAAATAAAGTTCTGTAATCAATTAAATCAATTACAGCAAGAAGTTAACGACACACGATACCGGGGTGTGATTAGGAGAGTGGTCGGACGCTTTAGCGCTCGAGCGACTTGGATTAAGCATTCGAGAACGAGACTCGACACCCCACTATTTCCCCAAGCAATCAAGCACTTGATGTAACATAAATCAACTCTGTTACGTATAACGAGAAGATAATGTAAAGACTTGTCTTTACACATGTTGAACCAATTTATAATATATGAAGAGAATGCTAACCATGCTTTTTCTTCTTTTTTGTCTTAATGGGGCTGCATCATTGGTTAATTCTAATGAAGTAGACACACAAGACATGCTTATGGACTATAACAAATTATACAAATATAACGATCTATTGGTCAATAAGATAGAAGAGAAAGAAGACGTAGTATACCGACATTGGGATAATATACCAGTATTATCACCAATGCAAGTCAGAGACATTAAAAATATAACCAGTGATTATGGTTATAGAGTCCACCCTATATACCAAGTTTGGTCTATGCATAAAGGAATGGATTTCTCTGCAAAACCAGGTACTAAGATATTTAGTACCGCTTATGGAACTGTAACTAAAATTAAACATTCTAAGTATGGCTATGGTAACGAAGTAATTGTTACCCATACAAAAGGTTACAGTACAAGGTATGCACATTTGAATGATACATATGTGAAAAAGGGTGACAAAGTAACTATATATACATGTATTGGTATTGTAGGTAGTACAGGTTTGTCTACTGGCCCTCATCTACACTATGAGATCATTAAAGACAAGAAATCAATTGACCCCCTATACTTCACTTACAGTGACATAAAGGATAGGTCCGTTGGCAAGTATTTTACTACATTGATTGCTTTGGAGAGTCAACGAAATATTGACAAAAATTTAATGCTTGGTATGTATAACAAGTTCATTGTTGACGAACAGGACGTTAACAATTCCAAAATCAATTAAATATGAAAAAGAAGATACGACTAGTCACCGTACTGAAGATCAAAAAGCATCTTGAAACTCTAATAGAGGAAACACACAAAGACATACTCAAATACAATGAGACTGATAATAAGATTGATACTCTAATATCTAGGGCATTAGACTTATCTGATCAGTTGATTGCCATAAAGGAAATCGTTCAGAAAGCTAATCAGGGCCGTCATTTACGCACTGGAAGGACTAACAATTACTATATTTTTAAGTATAGCAATTTATTAGCAACCAAACGATTGTACCAGGGCATCACAGGTGTAGACCCGGAAGTATGTCAGATTTCTCCTGATGAAGCAAAAGTCAAGATTCGAAAGATCGACGCTGAGTTAAATAACATTAGCACTAAATTATCTAATTTCAATTTAAAGAAGCGCGTTACAGTAGAGTTTGATTCTAATCTAGAATTAGACCACCTACTAGTAGAGTAATTATACAATAAAAGAGTAGGTAGGATTCAAGGCCATAATGTTCCCCACGCACTTGACGGTAAGGAAAACGCCTACTCTTTTTTATACTTTAATATGGAATTCAAATTAAGTGATAAATTTATTAATAAGTACAGAGATATAAAACCAGTATTTGGTTTCAATGGATTAGGAGAGTTAGTGTACTTACGTACCTACTCTAGAATTAAAGAAGATGGAACAAATGAGAAATGGTTTGAAACTGTACGGCGTGTTGTAGAAGGCACATATTTAGTACAAAAGAAACACATTACCAAAGCAGGTCTTGGCTGGGATGAAGACAAAGGTCTATCCTCTGCTAAAGAAATGTACGATAGAATGTTCAATATGAAATTCCTACCACCAGGTAGGGGTTTATGGGCTATGGGTACTGACATTATTAATGACAGAGAATTATTCGTAGCACTTAACAATTGTGCATTTGTATCTACAGATAACCTGAAAGAAGATCTATCGAAACCATTCGAATTTATGATGGATTTCTCTATGCTTGGCGTAGGGGTTGGTTTTGATATAAAAGGTGCAGGTCAAACATCCATTCTAAGGCCCCATACAGGCCCATATGGCGACGATCGTACCTTTAGTGTACCCGACACACGGGAGGGGTGGTTAGAGTCCCTTAAACGGGCTCTAAATGCGTTCTTTAAAGGGGACGTATATCCTGAGTTCGATTATAGTTTAATTAGAGCTAAGGGTGAACCTATTAAAACCTTTGGTGGCAAGTCCTCTGGACCTGAACCATTAAAGAAATTACATACCCAGATATTCAACTTACTCACCACCCATATAGGTGAGAAAATAACTGGTCAGGATATTGCTGACATTATGAATATGATTGGTGTATGTGTAGTAGCAGGTAATGTTAGAAGAACTGCTCAAATAGTATTTGGTGATCACAATGACAAAGAGTATCTTAAGTTTAAGGACTATCATTGGGATGAGAAGTCACAGACCTATAAAGGGACTAAGACTGAGCGTGCTGAATATGGTTGGGCTTCTAACAACAGTATATTTGCAGAAGTAGGAATGGATTATACTGAAGTAGCAAATCAAACTGCATTGAATGGAGAGCCTGGTTATGCTTGGCTTGAAAACATGCAGGAATATAGTAGGATGGGTGATAAACCTGATTATAAAGATCATAGAGTTAAGGGTGGTAACCCTTGCCTTGAACAATCACTTGAATCATACGAGATGTGCTGTTTAGTTGAAACGTTTCCAAGCAGACATAAGGATGTGTTAGATTTCAATAGAACCCTGAAGTTTGCATATATGTATGCTAAAACAGTAACTTTGGGTACAACCCATTGGACAGAAACGAATAGGGTTCAATTACGTAATAGGCGCATAGGTGCGTCAGTTAGTGGTGTTGCACAGTTCTTAGATACCCATGGTATTGATGAATTGAAACACTGGTTACATAGTGGTTATGATACTATACAGTATTATGATGATGTCTATAGTGATTGGTTTGCAGTACCAAAGAGTATCAAGACTACAAGTATTAAACCCTCTGGTACAGTATCATTGTTACCTGGTGTAACACCTGGTGTACATTACCCAGAGAGTAATTATTACATTCGCAGAATTAGACTAGCTAATAACTCTGAACTTATACCATACATTAACACTGCTGGTTATAAAGTAGAAGCAGATATGGCTGATCCTGAACATACTATAGTGGTAGAAATACCAGTAGGTATAAAAGGTATTAGAACCATATCTGAAATTAGTATGTGGGAACAACTTGAATTAGCTGCATTTATGCAAGAGCATTGGGCAGATAATCAAGTATCATGTACTATTACTTTTAAAGAACATGAGAAGGATCAGATAGCTAATGCATTGAATTATTTCCAATACCGATTAAAAGGTGTTAGTTTCTTACCAAAGATGGATTCGGCAAGCTACCCACAAATGCCATACGAAGAAATTACTAAAGAGGAATATACCAAACTTATCAAAAAGATTAAACCTCTTCAATTCAATGGTGTTGGTGTTGATTCAAAACCTGAAATGTTTTGTGATACTGATACTTGTGAAATAGTATAAATCTAATAATGGGGCTCTTAGTAACACCAATAAAGCAGATACTAATCCGCCTAGGTCAATAACTAAACCCCATTATTTTTATTAACAAGAATATGCCACAAAAATATCATCGTTGTTTGGTATTTTGGAGGAGAGATTGTGATGGTCCTAATTGTGAAGGTTGTCTAAATTTTGAACCTCTTAAAAGCCAAATACCTAAACGCAAATCAAATGAAAAAAGTTAAAAGAACTTTCAGGGATGGTGTTGAACTCAAGAAGCAGAGAAGCACTAGACCTAAGAAGAAGACATCTATTTCTACTAAACGAAATAAGAGAAGATCACCATGACAAATTTAATTAACTTAACAGAAGCGTATTTTAGAGGAAAGTCAAAAATTCAAATAAATAATGAAATATTAGACTTTTGTAAAGAATACGATTTTCAAGAGCGTGATGTAAGAACCATCATTAATAAAATCCAGGATCCTAAGAAGAAACAAGGGATCCCTAGCCTTAAAGCTAAGGTGAAGAAAAGATACTTGAATAATCAAAAGGTTATTAAAAGTATTACTCCTATAAGAGAACTACCTCCTAAAAAGAAGTGGGAAATAGAATACGAAGAATTAAGGTTAAAATCAAAAAATATTCCAACGGATTCGTTGAGTTATCTTGAAATTAAAATATTAAAGATAACAGCTGGTATGTCAAGAACTAAAGCCTATAAATGGTGGGGCAAATTCCGTAATGAGATAACTCCACGAGATTTTAGAAAGCTTATTCAGAAACACATACCACTTAGTAAACGGTTCTATGAATGTCAAGCACTTCAACTACCACCAGTGGTTAAACCACCTAAATATGTTGGTAAAAAGAAGTTACAATTCTTGGCAGGTCTTAGGACATCAAAAAGTAGAAAGTGTAATATAACACGCTTTATCAAAATCAAAGAAAATGAGCAAAGACAAAAACAAATTTGACCTATATGTATGGGCAGCTCTATTAAAGTTTATTAATGACACAGGTGAGATACCTACTATGCCTTATATTATCAAAACATTCGGTACTAGCAATCGTCTTGCCAATGCTTATAGATTTGCCTTAATAAATAGGTTTGAAATCAACTCAGACCCAGGTTTATCAAAACAATTGGGTCGTGCAAAGAATACAGCAAGAGAATTAAGAAGGATATCTGCTAAACTTACAGTAGATAATGAAATACTGGAAGCAAAGGTTGACTTTCTAATGGCTCTTGAACAAATGAGTAAAGACATTAAACCAATGACTATCACTAAGTCAATTCCTAGTGAAGATGAAACAACAGCTATAGCATTATATTCTGATGCACACGTTGAAGAACGTGTTGATATATTAGTTGTCAATGGTCTTAATGAATACAATCCAGACATTGCTAAGATGCGAGTTAACTTCTATTTCCGTCGTCTATTATGGATGATTGATTCATGGCGTAGAGGTGGCTGGAAGATAGACAAACTTGTACTTGCTATCCTTGGTGATACAATTACTGGTTATATCCATGAAGAGCTTATGGAAGGTAACTTTATGTCACCTACCGAAGCTGTTGGTTTCTCACAAGAACTCCTCATAGAAGGTATTCAATATCTTGCAGATGTAGGTAGATTCAAAGAGATCACAGTAGTATGTAAGTTTGGTAACCATGGTAGGATTTCAAAGAGAAAGAAATTCTCTACTGGATATAAGAACTCATATGAGTATATGATGTATACTCAAATTCAAAAGATATTTAGGGATCACAAGACTGGTTATAACCATATCAATTTCGTTATTGAAAAAGGTGAATTTACAACAATTCCAGTCTATGATAAAGTATTGTGCTTTAGTCATGGTGATCACTTCAATTACCAAGGTGGTATCGGTGGTATACTTATACCGTTTAACCGTTGGATTCACAAGATGGACCCAGTACTCGGTGCTGATAAATACTATGTTTCACATTGGCATGGCTATAACAGTATTAAACGTGGTGTAATGAATGGTTCAATCATTGGTTACAGTCCATTTGCTATTGGTCATGCTTTTGAACCAGAACCACCACAACAACATTTGGAACTTATTGATAGTAAGCGTGGCTTCTCACTCAATGCTCCTATCATCTTAGAAGATTGGCAATAAAAACTAAAAACAATATCAAATGTTAAAAGTAGAAGAATATTTACAAAAAGTATTTGAAGTTATTCGCATAGACGGATCACTCGAAGAAATACGTAGGATATCAGTAGCAGTACCATGTAGTGCTACACTACAGAATCGTGAAACTCAACTACATCACCGTAAGGAAGAACTCCTTAAGGAAATGGGTAGTGAGTACACCCCTGTGGAAATGGCACCCTATGAACAGTACATTGAAGTAGAACTGCAACACACAAAATAATGGTACCACAAGGTACTGCAAAAGACGTTGCACGTATCGTAGATTATCAGAGGTTTCGTAGACCAACGTTAAGTGAATTCATAATTGAATTTGAATACGAATACGTGCAATTTTCTTTTGCTAAAATATATGAAAATTTGCCAGACTTAGACGAGACAGGTAAGAAACCTACTTGTACTTATCATGAAAGTTGGCGTAAAGGAGTTTGGGGAACTCCACAAGGAATCATGAGTATTAATCATATCAAAGAACTGATGAAGAAAAATAAAGTAAGGGCTCTTAATTTTGTTCCCACATCATACTACAAAGAGCTACTTAAAAAACATCCTTTATCATTTAGCTGGAGGGACATGCATGTAGTTGTGTACCCAAAGAAGGTCATTGAATCAAATGATGAAGAAGTACTTGATAACCACAAGGTATACATAAATGGTGTATCAGAGAGGTTATTAAGAACAAAACCTGAATCTAAGTTATACAAGAAATGGTTTAGTAGAATAGATAAAGACAGTATTAGATTCGATTGGAGATATCTATTAGACTTAGACTGGCCAGAACAACCTGGTAATGACACACTGTATATATACTTTGAAGGTATATATAAAGGTTCAGAAGACGTGTTTTCTAATATAGATGAAAACTTTAAGACTGGAGAAGTAAAAAATAAGCCTCAAGTTTTTCATAAAAGACCTGAAACTAAAGGACAACGTAAAAAGGTTATGGCTGAAATACGTATGGCTAATAAAGCTGTACGAAATATGGAGTCACCTAAACCTATACGTGTTGCAAATACTCGTAAACCAGATGATCAAGTATCTAAGGTTACAATAAAGGGTCGTAAAGTAAGTGCTGAAAGACGTATCAGGCGTATCGTTGTAGAAGAAACACGTAGGGCTAACAAAGAACAGAAACTGTTCGAACGTAAGTCAGCTGACAATAAGAATCAAGCTAAGATGCATCAACTTGAAATGGTTTGCATTGAACGTCAAGAGGATAGTAAAATATTTAAGGTATCTAGACAGAAAGCCAACTTCTTAACTAAGAACGGTAAGTATGTACATGTACCTAAACATAAGTGGAAACGTCAATTATCGGTTGAACGTACAGAACGTAAGAATAACACTGAAGAAAACCGTGTTACTCCCACCGGACCCAATCGTCAGGCTACTAGAACAGCAGATAATAAACATAAACCAATGAATCAATATGCTAAGTATCAGCATATACCTGGTAAATATGAATGGGATGTAGAGAACCCGATTGTTAATGAAGATGGTAGTTATACTTATGTTCTATTAACAGAAGAAATAACAATGCTTTGGCCTGAAGGTGAATATGAATATTTACCTGTATTTTACGGTAAACGTCACCCAACTAAAGCAGGTGAACCATTTATGATATATCAGTATAATGACGATAATGAAAAAATATTAGTACAAGCTACTAAACGTATGTTAAGACAAACAATACCAGTAGAAGTAATGGCTACTATACCTAAGATCAAAAGTAAGAAAAAGAATATTGTACAACATAACTATCCCTCTAAGGTAGGAGTTCAGCGTAAGAAAGTTAAAGCTGCTATTAAAGAGGCTAAAGACTCACAAAATGTCGAATCAAAGGAACAAGTGGAAAAGAGTCAGCGTCCTAATTCCAGGAAGAACAAAAGGACGAAACAAAAAAATAAAGGTGTGGAAGAAACTAGAGGAGATGACAAAAGGGTCAAAACCCCTAATACTAAGCACTAACGATGAACCGATGTATAGAGTTCCTCGAAAGAGGGATATCACATTGGATTAAACAGGGTTGGGGAGAAATCCCCACCCTTTTTATTCTTTAATTAAAATGATTGATATGCAAAATGAAATAACTTATGCCACTCTTGAACTTACTGATAAAGTAGGGACATTTGCAGGTATGTTAAGTGATGTTCTTAAAAACAATAATGGAGATTTTACAGAAGCTATCAAAGATGATTTACTTAAAGAACTGAATGACGTGACAAAACACGTTATTACTATAATGAAAGAAATACTTGACTAAGAATGACTTGGGTATTTGATATAGAATCGTACCCTAATTTCTTTTCAGTTATATTTAAAAATGTAACCACTAAAGAAATTAAGGAATTCGTAGTATTTGAAGATCGTAATGATATTGATGAATTACATACTTTTATAAATGACTCTAGACAGTGGTTTGTAGGGTATAACTCATTCAATTTCGACAACCAGTTGTTAAACTTCATATACAAGAATCACTTCGAGTTATCTATGTCACCTACTTCTGCAATTACCGACAACATTCACATGCTAGTGATGCAAATCATTAACTCTGATGTTATTACTTATAAGTATAGGTTACCATTTAAGTCTTTAGACTTAATGAAAATTGGTTTCTATAGAAAGTCATTGAAACTAATAGGAGTAGCACTCAAGTGGCCTAAATTACAAGAACTACCCTATCCACCAGGCAGTTATATTATGGCAGACCAAGTTGATACTGTATTAAAATATAATATGAACGATGTGCTAATAACTGAACAACTGTTTTATCATTTAGAAGATAATATTAAATTACGGTTTAATATTGCTAAGAGATATGGTGTACGAGTATATACAGAATCAGATAGTGGAATAGCTAACAGACTACTAGAGAAATTCCATTCTGAAGCAACTGGATTACCATTTAGTGCATTTAAAGAATTAAGAACCATACGTAAGTTTATACCATTTAATCAAGTAGTGTTTGATGAAATACACTTCAATACAAATACCTTTGATAAATTGTTAGAAGAAGTAAAAGACTTTAAGTATTACAAAGACTTACCGTTCTTCTCTAAAACAGTTACTTTTGATGGTATAAGGTATAAGATGGGAGTAGGCGGATTACACTCAATTGACACTGGTGCACAATTTGAAGAAACTGATGAAGCATACTTAATAGATGCAGACATTGGTAGTATGTATCCTGCTACTCTAATAAACAACCAATTAGCACCTGCTCACCTTGGTAGTAAGTTTTTAAAGAATTTTACTAACCTTAGAGATGAGCGACTATTGGCTAAGAAAAACAAGGACATGACACCAGCAGAGGGTTTAAAGATTGTATTAAACTCCGCTATAGGTAAGACATTAAACGAACACCATTGGTTATATGACCCAATAGTGAATTTAAAAGTTACCGTCAATGGTCAGTTATTCTTATTTATGTTAATTGAAAGACTAGCACTATCAGGGTTACACACTATATCCGCTAATACTGATGGTATTACTGTTATCGTACCAAAAAATGAGTTGAGTAAATATCAGGAAATCTGTAAAAGCTGGGAAGCTGACACAAGGTATGATCTTGAGTACACTTACTATAAAAAGTATGCTCGTAGAGATGTCAATAATTACATTGCTATTAAAGATGATGGTGATGTAAAAACTAAAGGCATTTTTATTAAGGACTGGCCTAGTAAATTCTCCAACATGACAGACCCACTGAATAAAGGGTTTGATAAACCAATCGTATCAATTGCTTTGTACAATTTCTTTGTAGATGGTACCCCAATTGAAGATACAATAAGAAATCATACAGATATATACGACTTTTGCATATCCAAAAAGATTGACGACAAATTTACAAACGAATTTCATTACATTAAGGATAAGGAACATGCAATAGAAACTATACAAAAATCTGTACGGTATTATGTTTCAACAAATGGTGGTACACTACTTAAAGTAGACAGCCAAACCAAAGCAGTATATAACTATGAAGCCGGTAAGGCAGTCACTATATTCAACGATTACGTTGAAAAAGATGATTATAAGTTAGACTACGCTTATTACATAAATCAAGTACAAAAAGTAATTAACGAAATTATCAATCCTCAATTATCATTATGGGACAGCAACTAGTAATACATAATTTTAAACAACCTCTTAACATCACATTAGATGATGTTCTATGTTACATGGTTGATGATGAGCCAGTGTATGAGCCTCCTTCAAACAAGGAAATCAGACTGGCCATAGAATTAGCCAAACAATTGAATCCTTTGTTCAAATTTAACGTAAAAGAACAAGTGGACTTAATACAAAGGATTTGTATGTATCCTGTTGAAGAAGACAAGATACTGAACGTCAAATCCTTCAAGGAAATATTGTTCAAAGAAATTATAATAGGTGTCAAATATTTAGGTGATGGTAAATACAAAGTTAAACTTAAAAGGGTAAGGAGAAGACATACCTAAATTACCATAGTACCAAATTTAGTATCTCCCCTATATAACGGGTGATATGATATTAGAAATAGACACTTCATATTTAATAAAAAACAAGATTACAGCTCACCAATATACTATTGCAAAGCTGGTTAGAGAAGATAGGTTACCTGAACTTAAAAAGTATCTCGTCACAACAGATACTCAATTGAGTTTAAGGAAAGACCTTGAAGATTTATTCAAAGCTGGTTTTGTTACGTCACCGCCTGGTAGCGCCATAAGCTTAAATACAATTAATATAACTACTAAATTTTCTCAGTCTCATACATTCACAAAAGATCCGTTCGAAGAATTGTATGACGCCTTCCCAACGAAGGCCTTGAGACCTGATGGCAGTTATGACTACTTAAGAGTAGACCAGAAACGGTGCAGGAAAATATACTATAACATAATAAGAGAGAGTCCGACCCTACACGACTTTATACTTCGATGTCTTGCCGTTGAAGTAAATGACAGAAAATCGAAAGGTCAGATGTCGTTTATGAAACGAATGCCCACTTGGCTGTCATCCGAAGGATGGAAAGCTTATGCCGACGTTGTGGAGCACTGCGACGATAGTACTCTGGATGAAAAATCTACTGGATATGGACAAGAAATCGAATAGGAGTCTCACTTATAGACATGTAAAAGAGCCAGCCACTGAAATTATTAGGTACATTGATGACAGACGCAAGGGAGTCGTCAAATCTCTTAAAACTAGGTGGAAGAAGTTCAATAAACAGTGTATGGGGGGGATTGAATACAACGTGATATACACCATAGCGGGTATGTCAGGTAGTGGTAAATCCTCGTTTGTTAATAGTTTAGAAACGGATTTGTTTGAGAACAATCCTAATGAAAGTTTTATCGTATTGTCATTTAGTTTTGAAATGCTAAGTGCAAGACAGATAGGAAGGAAACTATCATATAAGATGAAGAAGACGACCTCTGAACTGTATGGTGGTGGACTAGATTATTATAAGGGTCTTTCAGACAAAGACTATTATCAAGCAAAAAAACACGCAGAACGAATCAGCAAGTACCCTATCTACTATGTAGACAGCCCTGGTACTGTTGAGGAAATAGGGAACACGATAGATTTATTTCATGAGAAGATTAAAGGTACTAATAAGGGCCTTATAGTCATCCTTGATCATGCCTTACTTACTAAAGGTATGGAGGGTCTTCGAGAACGAGAGAATCTGTACGAGTTACAGAAAATCTTTATTGAGAAGAAAAAGGTCGGTAAGACCACCATAATACAGGTGAGTCAACTGAATAGGAATATTGAAGCTAGTGAGAGAATCAATAATCCTTCTATGCATTATCCAATGCGTAGTGATCTATTCGGGAGTGACGCTTTATTTCACGCTTCTGACTATGTTATAGTATTACATAGACCCGAACTGCTTAATATAAAAGAGTATGGACCTACAATACCCAAGCAACCTGTAGAAGATATGGTTTATATGCACTTTTTGAAAGCACGAGAGGGTGAGCAGAAAATACTCAGGTTCAAAAACAATCTAAAACATAATAGTATAGATGAGCCTGATGAATTCAATTTAAAATCATAACGAATATGCTTATAATTCAAAACCTTATCTCTTCACAGAAGAAGAGTAAGCAAATACATAAGAAGAAATCTTTTGTGATAGTCAACGATGATCATCATGGAGGATATCTGGTAAAGAATATAGTTAGCTCTATGCGTAGCAGTGGGCTTGTAGAACAAGATGCCCGCTTTGGAAGCAAACGTGCCAAGAACATCAAATTATTTGATGCAATTGTTGTTGGAGATTCTAATGACAATACTTACTTTGACTATGATTTTCGTGTAGTTAAACATAAGCAGCAGAATACACTTGATGACCTTGATGGCCGTGCATTCAAAGTGTTCAGTGTCATTAATGACTACCATGCTATTTTGAATAAGATTTCAGAATATGCAAAGGCTAATAATTCTATTACACCTTGTGGTGGTGGATACCAATCCCATGGATATGGTTTCAAACCAAAGAAAAGAAAGTCGCAACCAAAACATGTTAACGTAACAGTTAAATTTAAAGAGGAAGCGCAACCTGTATTTGCAGCAAAGAACGTTGTTTCTGTAAAACGGTTAAGTCCTATACAGACTACCGAGAAATGTACCTTCTTTGATGACTGGGTTAAAATTGGTATGCACCAATTTGATGTCGAATGGGATTGCCTGGGTAACCAGTTTATCTCCGATGCCAAACTCAACAGGTATTATATTCGCGAAGACCGCACTGGTCGACGCTTTTTGGTTACTCAGTAATGAGTAATACAGGTTCCTCCCTTCGGGGAGGTACCTTTTTTAACTATAAAACCTAATTTAAATGAACACAACTCCGTACCAAATTGCCCTTGTTGGCATGTCTGGTAGAGGTAAGACCATGGCGTTCAGGAATTTAGACCCTGAAAAGACTGGTTTTGTCAATATGGAAAATAAACCGTTGCCGTTCATTAACAAATTCAAGCATTATAGTTCGCCTAATAACTGGCAAGAATGTTATCAGAAACTTATCGAATATGCAAAGGACGACTCTATTGAAGTAGTTGTGCTTGATAGTTTTTCGGCATATGTAGATAGCCTGCTGAAGGCTAGTAGAGAAACCCAACGTGGTTTTGATATTTGGAATAAATACAATGAAGAGATCGGAAAACTTTTGTTCGCAATAAAGAAATACCCAAAGCATATCATTGTCGCCGCTCATTATGAGTGGGTCGAGACTGAAGCTGGCGCTGTAGAAAAGCGCATCATGGTTAAGGGTAAGGAATGGAAAGGTATGGTCGAGAAAGACTTTACTATAGTACACTACGCCGACATGCGTATGGAGGACAAGAAGCGTAAATATACGCTCACTTTAAATTCAGATGGTACTAGCTCCGCTAAGACCCCACCCATGTTTATTGAGGACGAAGTTGATGCAATCCCAAACGATTATGGTCCCTTCATAGAGAAAATGAATGATAAGTTGAATAACTAATAATGCAAATATGTATAAAGTAGATAAGAGCGTAAACTCTGAAGCAAGGACTACCAACTTCCTAGATGTTGGAATTCATGAGGATGTAGAACTAACCGGAGCAGAATACAAGACCAGCCCTGAAGGGGGTAATGAGTTCTTGGTATTCCACTTCGAAAAGGATGGGAAAAAGCTGTCCCACACCGAATGGAAACCTAGGGATGTTGATCCTGACAAGCTTGTAAACAAACAAGCCAATCAGATTAAACGCGTAAAACACATTGTTACTAAATATATCTCAGAAGATGCGTATACTTTCGAAGCCGCCGATTTCAAAGGCTTCTGTGAGTCTACGATTACATTACTGGGACAAAGTTACGTAGGTAAGAAAGTAAGATTGAAGGTCGTATATTCCTTTAACAACTATACTTCACTTCCGAACTACGTACCTTTTATTGAAACGATGGACATACCTACAGAAAAGACAAAACTTGAGATCCTTTCCATTGATAAGATGGTTAAGACTCAAGCTGATGTAGAACGTCCACAAAATGGTAACCCGTTTGAAGCACCTACTACCGATAAGGATAGTACAGATGCTGATACGGATCTACCATTCTAATATACACATAAAGGGTTACCACGAAGCGGAGTCTGGCCTAGGGTAACCCTTTTTATTCTTTTTATATGACATATGATACAGCAAAGGTAACCGACGAATTAACTTATGATAAGTTGTTGTCAAAATTAAACCCATTCCACATCTATGCTTATTACATTGGAAAAGAAGTAAAACTTAACAGACCTATCAATTCACCCTTACGTAGTGACAAGAACCCCTCGTGGACCTTATTTAGAGGACGTAGTGGTGATATAATGTGGAAGGACTTTGCTACTGGTGACAGTGGTGGAGTAGTCCAACTTGTTGGTAAAATGTATGAACTCAAATACTATAAAGCACTAGAGAAGATCTGGTTCGATATGGTAGATGGGCATATAATGAAGGAGAAGAACACTACATTCGTTGAACGAATAAGTACTCCAGTTACAGTAATAACTGTCAAGCGAAAGTATTTCACACAGACAGATGATAATTACTGGGGTCAATATGACCTAACTAGAGATATACTTAAGTTCTATAATGTATCTCCTATAGAAATGTTCTGGAGGAATGAAGTACAAAGCAAGCTCATATACAGTAAAGCTTCACCTATGTACTCCTATAAGATCTTTGACAAGTTCAAGATATATAGGCCTTACTCCAGTACCAAGAAGGATAAGTGGCGGAACAACTGTGGATCGTATGACCTACAGGGGTTCGAACAATTACCTGAATCAGGTGATTTACTAATTATAACAAAGTCTCTCAAAGATGTAATGGTTCTATACAAGTATGGTTACACTTCAGTAGCCCCACAGAGTGAGACAGCATCAATACCTATAGTCCTGATGAATCACTTAAAACAGCGATTCAAAAAAATTATAATATTTTTTGACTATGATGAGGGTGGTATTAAAGGTGCAGAATCTATATGTGGAAAACATGACTTAGAAAAGACATTCATATCGAAACATTATCTTGATATATACGGTATAAAGGATATAAGCGACTTCGCTAAGGAAATGAGTGAACAAAAAACAATTGAATTATTAAAAGAACTATTCGATGAAAAGAAAGACTAGAGTATACATAGCTGGTAAGCTCAATGCAGATGCAGTTGGTTACTTAAAGAACGTAAGCAACATGATGGAGACTGCTGAGGCTATACGCCTTGCAGGTTTCTCTGTATTTATCCCTGCTATTGATTTACTGTGTGGTATTAAACATGGTTATGACAGCTATGAAGAATATTTTGAGAATGGTCAACCATGGTTAATGGCAGCTGATGCAGTGTTCCTCGTCCCAGGTTGGGAAACATCAGAAGGAACTAAGAAAGAAATTGAAACTGCTGAAGACCTAAATATACCCGTATTTGATGATATGCTTGACCTTATTGAAGCTCAAAATAGTGATACATTACAACGTCCATTCGTAGACGAAGTAATCACTGAAGTGGCTGATGACATAGAAGAGGTTAAGGAACTCTTTAAAGAAGGTATGAAAAATGCAGAGTAAGACTGGTGGGTTAAGGTATAACGAGTCCAAACCCAGATGGGGTTTAGTAGATTTCGATGCTCTCATAAGTATGGTACGTGTACTAGAATATGGAGAGCAAAAGTATGATGCTCACAATTGGAAGAAAGGATTACCCTATACATCCACTGTAGAGTCCATGCTACGCCACTTGTATGCTTTCCTTAACGGAGAGGATACAGACCCTGAATCAGGATTACCTCACACAGGACACATAATGTGTAATGCTATGTTCTTAGATTACTATTCACAGTACTGTAAGGACATGGATGATAGATTTATAGATGAGAAGAAAGAGAACAGCACGAAGCAAGAACAAAAAGGTTCGTAATGCTACTGTTCTTGAATACTATGGTATAACATTCAAAAGCAAACTTGAATTACACTGTTACAAATCATTAAAACAAGCTAACATAAAGTTCCAATATGAACAAGTTAAGTATGAGTTAGTACCCTCGTTTAAATTTAAGAATGATAGTTACGAGCTTTATAAGAAGAAGGGTGAACGATACTTCGGTCCTCAGAGACCAAATATCAGGGCAATAACCTACACACCAGACTTCGTAGGTACACACAATGGTGTACTATTCATTATCGAGACTAAAGGTAACCCAAACGATGCTTTTCCTTTGAGATGGAAACTATTCAAGAAGTACCTTCATGATAATAAAATTGATTGCGTAGTATATATGCCACGTAATCAGAAGCAAGTAACTGAAGTAGTAGAACTTGTAAAAAATATTGGGAAGTAATGAAAAACTATTACGATGTAAAAGCAGTCAGTAACTCTTCACTGTCTTGGTTGAAAGATGGGTCACCTAAATACTTCAAGATGAAGTTAGATGGGTTGATTTCAGACCCACCTAGAGCATACTTTGAAAAGGGACAGCAGATACATATGTACATACTCGAACCAGAAGAGTTTGAGAAAGAATATACTTTCCTAAGTTATTCAAAACCTAAGAGTGCACAACAGAAGGAATTCTGTGATTCATTCGCTAGGTTGAAGAAAGGTAAGAAGGATGAAAAGTTAGTACAAGCCTATAAGAAAGCGTACACAACAAAAGAATCTGAAGAGAAGATATTGGAGAAAGCAAAGACACTTGAGAAACAATATACAGAATATATAAAATTTACCAAAATGTCTCCAATGTACACTGCAGTGTTGCCAACTTCGATGCTGACCATATTCAATGAAATTAAGACTAACATACGCAACCATGCGAAAGCAAGGGAATTGTTATTCAATGATGAACACACAGTATTCGGCAATTCAGATAAACTGTTTATACAGAATGAGATCGCAATCTATTGGAAGTACCCTAACGGTTTGGATTGTAAATCTATGATTGACCGTTTAGTCATAGACTACGAAAACAAAAAGGTCCAGTTAATAGACCTTAAAACATCATCCCAACTCTACTCTTTCAAAGAGAAAGTAGATGAATATTCGTATCACAGACAATTAGCATTCTACTGGATGGCACTATACTGGTACTTTAAAAATGAACTAAAGATATCTTTAGACGATTGGATAAAGGAGACCTACATAGTAGCAGTCAGTACAGTTAACCCACATGAAGTAAAAGTATTTGAATTGACAGATGCTAAACTTAACAGTGGTGCAGAAACCATTATGCAATTGATGGATACCCTTAAGTGGCATTTTGATAATGATGCATGGGAGTACGATACGAAATACTATAATAATATTTTAGTTGAAAAAATATAATGAGCCTTTATAACAAGACAACGTGGTTATTAATGCCTATGGCATTCTATAATAAAAGTATCAAAGGTTTCGATATTTTAGCAACAAACGGATTTATATCAGCGTACATAGCTGACGCCGATATACCAGATCTAGATGATAAACTAATCTTGGAATACGAAGACAGAGATGAATTCTATGATATACCTGATAAGTTTAAAGAAGATTACTGGAAGATAATATGTAGTCAATATCATGAGGTCCACCCTCTATATCTTGACTATGTATTAGACTTCTGGGGGGGTAAGTTTAAACCACCCTTAGGACCATACGATGAATTCGAGATATTCGAAGAAGTCAAAAACATGGGGGTGCTATTGTAGCACTCCCTTTTTTTATTCCCAAATATAACAAATATGTCGATAAGTAAATATTTTCAAGTAACATTTTAAACCTAACAAAGAATGAAAGTAAATTTATTTAATGACAAACAAGTAAAGACAATTGTTGAATCTGTTAACCGTATATTTGTTAACAAGTTTACCGTAGCAGAGAAAGAACTAGAAGCCCTTTTAGATGCTGAGATTAAAATTCAACTTGAGTCAACTGATGTATCTGAAGTTCGAACCGAACGTGAAGAAAAGAAAGTTGAGTTATCCACATTGTCAGATCTTCAAAATCAGATTAGAAAATTAGACCATACTGCATGTATTTATGTAAAAAAGTCTTGTTATAAACAAGCTCTAACTGACTTTGATGCTATTAAATTTGACACAGATACTGAAGAAAGAGTAAATAACAAAGCTAAGCAATTAGCAGAGAGGGTCTTGGGTATAGATGATATTAGTTATCGTCAAAAGTGCCTTAGAGCCGACATTGCTGCACGTACTGCAACAATGGCTGTAACTGACTATGATAGTGTCGTATCACAGTTAGAGAAGCAGATTACCATTAAAGATTATTTCGTAACTTTATAATTGATAATATGTCAGAGAAAACAAAAGTAACAAATACTGTTGAAATAAGTGCCGATAAACTAATGTCTACTGTACTTGAACGTAGCATTAGTGATAAAGACCAAACTATTGGTGCTCAGCGAGAACATGTTAGTACTCTTCGTGAAGACGTTAGAAAACTTAAAGACGAACTTAAGGAAGCTAAAGAAGAAGTTTTAATTGTTGCTGATGATCAGAAGATAGCAATTGTATCAGAACAGGTCAAAAGAAGTATGAGATGTGCTGATTGTGAATATGTTCATAGTTATTCTAAAAGCCGCAATCGTTGTAGAAATTGTGGTTCAGATCTGCCTTTTGAGCGTGGTGACCTTGAGATAATTGAGTATCGTAATATGGATACTACTATTGAAAATATCCGCAAAGAGGAAGCTAAGAAGCTTAAAGTTGATAATGTTGATTTGACAGAAAAGCTTAATAATACAGAATTTGAACTTAACAAAACTGTAACAGAGTTAAAGAAAGTTGAAAGTGTTCAAGCAGAGGAACTGACTAATGCCAAACGCGATGTTCGTGAGAGGTATCAGAAGGAAGTTGCCACTAATGAAAAGAAAATTGAGGAGCTTGCTGTAGAGATACAGAAGCTTGAAGAAAATAAGACTGACGAGGCTGTTGAAGAAGCCAGGAAACAAGAGATCATTGATCTCAAAGAGCAAATAACTGAACTTACTGAAACAATTGAGGAAGCTAAGAAAATTCCAAGATTGAAGAAGTATTTCCAGAGAGTTGCTGCTCGGTCTGAAGCACGTAAATTAAAAGCCGATAAGGATGCTAAAGAAAAACGTGTTGAAGAAATCTCTAATAATTACCCAAAGGCTGCCACTGAGTCTAAAAACCGATGGTGGACTGAAGGTAAATATGCTAAAGCTAATATTAATGAAAAGATTAATATGAAAGAAGATGCTGAGATATCTAATTGGGTTCGTAGTCACAATACTCACTATACCGATTTAAGCTGTTTTAAGCCGTTTTAAGAGACTTTAGCCCCTGGTAAGGGTAACATACCACTCAGAGGAGAAGTGCCGCGTATGGGCCTTAAAAGGGCCTCTACGGGCATCCTCGTGTCTGCACTTAGGTTTAGCCTACGCTGATTCATGACCAGGTGTATGACCACTTATAGTTGTTCATAGTATAAGTTTTAATTAATATTAACGAAAGTTATCCAATATGTTTTTATTTGATAAATCAAAAGACCCTGACAAGTTTGTACTGATGCCAGGGCAAATGAATGAGACTAAAGAGAAGTTAGAGGCTGGTGTCTACAACCTCAACCTTATCCCTCAAGGGATGAGTGAACCTCTTATCTCGTTTGAAAAGACCACTAAATATGAAGGTGGCATGATTATTAAAGGTGGTGTGTTCGATGAAGCTCATGCTAGTTTAGATAAGTTTGCCGAACCTGAAATGTATGAAGCCCGTAATGACATGGGTATGATGCATAAAGTAGGTGTCATATTTGATGGTAAACCAGGGACAGGTAAGACGTTCTTAGCAGGTCAAGTGTGCGAACGATTTGCAAGAGAACATAATGCTATTGGTATAATATCTACTCAGCATAAATTACCCTACCCAGAGATTATTGATAGTATACGAGAGTTTGACAAAGATCGTTTAATTGTATTGGTGATGGATGAATTTGAGAAGAGTAACGCTCGTCATTACACTAGTATGCTATCATTTCTTGACGGATCTGATAGTCGTGATAACATTATTGTTATTGCTACTATTAATGATATCTCAGATATGCCCTCCTACCTTAAAGATAGGCCCGGTAGATTTGAAAACATATTAAAGTTCCGTTCTGATGATAAGCTTATCCTTAAGTCTATTGTTACTCAGTGTATACCTGAAAAGTATAAGAAAGACTTTAATGTCGATACACTTGTGACACAATTCACTACTAAGTCTAATGCTGAAAGGTTTGGACTTAAGAATGAACGTGATGATTTTACTGTAGACAGGCTACGAGTTGTTATTCGTGACCTCATTGCTGGTAAAATTAAGGAACATAATTCTAAAGAGACAGGTACTGTTGACCTTAAAGCTCAAATAAAATTAGCTACGCAATCTGTTAAATCTGTTGATACAACACCTACTGATACGTATGATGATTTGACCTTTGAAGCGCTAAATGAATTTGTTGATGGATTACCAGGAAGTAATTAAATAAAAAAAGGGGTTCTCGTAATGAGGCCCCTTTATTTTTTTCTATATTATATTCAATTACACTAGCTACTTGAACCATTGAATTGTTTCCTCTACGTCCCTTGCTTTATACCATTGCTTCCATATAGGTACGAAGTTGATTAAAGTCTTACTTATCTTATATTGACCTTTCCATGGACCACGTTCATACTGTTCCATTGGTGAAAACATTTGATCAATAAGTTTAATTGTATTTTCTATTACAGTCATACTAGCAGCTGGTGACCTTAGGATGGTCATTGCTTCATCTAGCTTAGGTGTCCAGAATAGTAATTCTGTCTGTAACCTATATGCTTGATATGCCCAATAACCTAATAACCAATCGTCTTCATCGTCCTCTGCTAACCCCTTGTATAGGAACATAGCAGCTACACTAGTAGATATGATGGCTATAGTCTCCCCTATAGCACGACGTATATTAGCTCTCTCATGATCGTTTAGAGCAGCCCATTCTTCGGACATCATTGCGGTTTTGAATATCTTTAAGTCCTTACTCATGTTCTTCATGAACTTAATCATAGATACATAATCACCCTCGACCTCTTGACCTAACCTCTCTATATACCTTGTCTTACCCCATCTACGCCTATAACCAGGTACTACGAACTTACGGAACATATAGGCCATACGACCTACTGCTAGACGTTGTATTGCTACCCGACCTAGATCAGAATATTCACCGTGCATCCTTGATAGTAAACCTTTAGCTCGTACATTAAAAGCAGTTTGTTCACTAGTAGTCCACTTTGACTTTTCTAAACTAACTTCTTTGTTAAGTATAAGGACACCATCTTCAGCATGGTATTGGTCTAACATAGACCCGAGATGATTACCATCTTTATCATATGCTTGTTTCTCTTCTAGTAATGCGAAGTAAAACCTGCCTTGCATCCAGTGTTCACCAGCCTTCTGTATCATAAAACCAGTACTTAAATCAAAGTGCTGACCCACTTTAGTCTTCTTAGAGAAGTCAACATCAGTCACACTACTATGTAATATGTTAGCTTGCTCTATTAATAAGGAACCTACATTAGTTGGTACCCGCATACCCCAATCACCCATCATACCAGGTAACCACTTGTTATATCTAAGAGTAGCCTTAGTTAATGACTTAGCTGTTACATGCTCCTTAGCAAAGGCATCAATCGCTTGCATAGTCTCACCTATGAGTACGTTAGCAGCACCCTGAACCATATTGAATGCTAATAAACTTAACGAGGTATACCTATTCATAGCATCTACAAACTTAGCAGTATCAATCACTAAGTCTTCTCTTATATGCCACAATGAACCTGGTTTAGCTTTTTTACTATACACTGCCATTTCAAACCAATCACTAAACTGTTCTGCAATCTGAGTCTTAGCTATCATTGATGGTACTCCTTCTGCTTGATCTTCTTCAAGCTCATCTATATTACCCTTACTTTTGATATTCAACTTAGACATTACAAATTGGTCTAGTGAATTACGTTTCTTAGCGTTACGGGTATCTATAAAGAACTTAGCCATCTCTATCTCTGGTAGTATCTGACGTTTGATATTGTAGTCATTAGCAGATTCCCAGAATCTAAAGTATATACCAGGTAGATCAAAGGATTGATTCTCTAGTTCAATATTGTTTACATAGTGTATAGGTAAGAACATCCTAGGCCTACCTTGTTCATCAGTAAGAATCTCATCACCACGTTCAGTATCTTCAGGCCTAAGTAGGAATTCAGCCTTAAACGTATTCTTGGTTATAAGTAATGGATCTTGACCTTCTTTTATACGTTCAGATTGTATCTTAGGTACACCTGGTAAGCGACCACCTAATCTATAACTATACGGTACCTTCTTATCTGCTTCTATAGATAAGTCTAAAATATACATGTAATACTTAGCCTCTGGATGCTCTGACTGACGCATTAGGTCTTCTTGTTGATAGTATGGTATTTTAGTAGATATACCTATTCTTTTCATGAACGTCTCCCATTGAGGATTCTTCCACGTATCTATTACATCAGAGAATTTATATAAGTTAGATGATAACCATGTTGAATACAATCCAGCCGCCTCTACTGATATATCACCACGTTCTGCTAATTTCCTAGGAGTTTCATTATAGTTATACTCTATGTTATTCTTTATTTTCTCAATCATATCTTGAGTAACAACAACTTGATCAGTAATAGGATCAGTCTTATCAACAAGTGACTGCATGTATTCTACACCAGCTATTTGATAAGCATCTCTATCAGTATTTAAATTTGAATTACGCCAGCTAGATAATGCAATAGCCATGTTCTGTCGCCTAGTTGCACGAACTCCTTCTTTAGTTTTCAAACCAACCTTAATATCAGATTCCATCCTACTCAGAGTATCAGGATCTTCTTCTGCACCTTCTTTAAATATACGTTTACGTTGCCTAGCATCTTCCGCTATTAAATCACTACGCCATGGCCTAAGTAACCATTGCGTTGCTACACCTTGTAAATCAAACTCAAGAGCAAACGAATAGTATGATATCTCTGATGTAAGATTACCCTTAGGCCTATTCTTTTCAAACTCTATTTGTTCCTTTATAATCTCAGTCCTTTTCTTTATGGACTCTAGTCTAGATTGTTGTTCAGCTTGTGTAAATGCATTTACTACAGCAGCAGCTACAGGATCTGATGTATCTAACATATTATCAATCCACCTAGTAAGTACAGAGATATCCCTACTAGCAGTAACCAACTCCTTTTTCATAAGATCTTCAGTCTCGAAATCCAAACTACCTTTCTGAAAACTCATTTTGTTTTCAACGTATTCTGCTTCGGTTACACTAACTACATCTTTCCGATGCTCCTTACCTTTCTCCTTCTTTTTATATTCTCTACGATATTCAGCACGTTTTTTTTGTTCAAACTTCTTACGTATACCATTATAATATGGTGATAACCACTTGGCTAACATATCTATACCCTCTGTTTGATATAAACTTTTAAGGAAGTTCTTAGTTTTAATAGTAGCATCTAAGGCTTTAGTTATTGACTCATTTTGCATAATACTTGGGTCCTTCAACATGAGAGACTGTAGCTCATCTAAAGCATCATATGCTATAAGAAAATCAGACCATGTTTGTAATGTCCTTGGTGTTAGTTTTTCCCCACTCTCTTGTAATGCTTTGTACCTATCATATAGTTGTTCAGTTACTTTAGCTGAGTATATAACAGCATCAACAAGTGCTTTTGTAACATTATTATTTTCTAGATAATCATCTAGGAATTCTTTAAAGTCCTGTCGTGATATGAAGTCATAATCTCGTTCCATAATAGCAATACGCTTGTTAAAAGCAGCTGTTACCTTACTGTGTAAGACCTCTAGATCAGTCATATTTTCCCTAGTGATAAATGCCGCTGGGAATCGTTCTTTAAGATCTGCCCTAACTTCACCGAACTTAGCACCACGTGCCAATAACCTAATGTGTGCACTAGTTTCTTGTGATATATCATAAGTGATGTTTACATGATATTTATTAGCTTTACCCCTACTCGTATTAGCTTGTACTATAGTAGAAGGATACCCGTCTTTAGTGGCCCGGTCTGCTATACGTTGTGCTTTGAGTCTGCTAAATGCATTCTTAGGTCTAAAAGGTATACCAGAAAATTTATCTGTTTTCCATATAGCACCACCTTGTACAACACCTAATTCTTCTTCCTTATCCCATACGAGTGGGTTAACTCTATTGTTTATAATATTAGGACCCTTCTCTTTCAGTGCAGCTTGTACCCTAGGATCTGGATGCACCCCTCTTTGTTCGTTTATATTAACCTCACCACCTGTATGGTCTTGTATAATAAGATAAGAGGCAGGTATTAAATCACCTTCACTAACCTCATAGTTATTATTTACTAACTCATTATATATAGTCTCATCCTTAGCAATAAGAAATATAGGTGCAGTTTCACCAGAGTCATATACCATGGTTATAACCTTAGGCTCACCATACTCATCTACTGCTAGAGAAGTATTCTCAGCTTCAGTAATCCAATCACCAAAACGTTTTACAAACCAATCTGAGTGAACACCCTGGTATACACGCTTAGCCCATTCACGATTGTTACTAATCGCCAATAGATCTGTCCATAGTTTTGATTTTACTTCTCTACCCCTACTTATAATTATAGGATGTATATTACAATTTGCCATATTCTTCTATATTAACAGACTGGTTGGTTATTTGCTGAATTATTAATGATTTTCTCATCTGCCTGAGCTATAATCTCTTCTATTGAATCAATCTCTGGTGCACCTAGTTTCTTGAAACCATTATTCTTAGTAGTAGACTGTGCTAATTCATCTGCCTTATTATTACCAGCAGTGTGTTGATCAACTTTTGTGTTGTCAACAGCACCATCCTCAGCTAAATAAACGTGTGAATAGTTCTGTGTTTTAGAACTATCAGCATGACCAGGTACCCATTGAAATCTAACTGATCCACCATTCTCCTCTATACGTTCAACTATCTTCACTATCTCAGACACTAAGTATGATATCCATGGAGCCTTATCACCAGCATCTGGTTTAGTGGATTTAAGTCGCTTACCTTCTTCACCTTGAATCGGTTCGCTCCTATTTGTATTAACCATAGCACGCTCCCACAGTCCTTCATAATTTACTGCATTCTTATTATCAGTGTATACATATAAGTGCTCATGTGTACTTTGGAACTTACGTAACGCTTCAGATATAGCTAGTAATTCCATTACGTATGCTACATTCTTCTGCTCTTTAAACCCTATGTTATCTTTCATTATACGATTGACATCAAGGTTAACACCGCTCATATCATGTGATATATTATTCCACATAAAATGTGCACCATAACCCATCGTACCATCCTTAGGTTTATGAGAACCATCAGTGTATATATTAATAGGCATGCTAGGTGTACTCAAGGAGTTAGCCATCACTATTTCGTGGGGTTCACCTGTGAGTACCTCAACCAATATACTCTTAACCTTATTGGCTTGACTAGTAGTTAAACGACTACCTGCATTACCTGCTACGTTAAGAGTCTCTACATTGTTTTCTACTAACCATTGACGTATAGCATCTGGATTAGCAGTTGTATCTACTTCTAGGAATGGTTTACCTGCATTCTCAGCGGCCCTCCTAGTAGCCCAGTAACCACCCTTACGTTGATTAGGTATCTGGAAGTATATAGTAGCATCTGAGTTAAGTACGTTAAGGGTTGTCCTTGGTGTGTATACATCATCTTTACCATACTGTTCAGACTCTGCATCTGTAATCTCACTTAGTCCATAGTCCTTGAGACCATAATTTCTACCACCTTCTATTACAAAGTTCTTAGGTGCAGTACCACCTGTAAGAAACCCTAACATCTTAGCTACTATGAGTCCTATGTAGTCAACACCTGTTTGTCCACCTGATATAATCTTAGTAGTAGGTATGGTTTCAACTTTTACTATATTACCAGAAGTAAAAGTTTTCATTAAATCTAGGAATTCACTATTAAACATCACATTATTTGGTATAGGTCCAGCCGCTAAGAACATCCTAGCCATATCTTCTGAGGTGTATCCGTTTAGATTACGTGTATTAACCCGATATGCAACCAAGTACTCCTTACTAGTATTAGCACTAGCCTCTTCATACATCCCTTTAATGTTCGTAGTTATCTCTTGGGGAGTAAGGGATCGTTTTGCACCAGGAGCTGTTACAGTCTGTATACCATAAGCCCTACCAGATTGTGATATAGTGTTAGCCATGTTCTCACCCTGTTGTACACCAGCATTTTCGTGTGCCCACAAGGCAGCTCCACCAGTTCTTTTAGCTGGATTACCATTCACACCCAACGGATTGCTACCAAATACGAATACTTGATTCTCCTTAAGATCTTCTACGTTATCCTCATAGGACTTAATATTAGTTATATTAACACCTACTGTTTTACCAGACATTTTCGTAAAGTCTTTAAACATACCATCCATATACCTAGATTTATCTGTTACTTCTTGTGACTCAAATGGTATAAGCTCTAAGTCTTCGTTACCTTTCATCATATTGAAAAATGCCTTTTCACTTATTCCTTGGTTCTGACTCTCTATAATAGAGTTCTCAGTTTTGAAACCATACTCACGTAGACCGAGTCCACCTTCATAAAACCCCTTACGTGGTATTACCCTATATATTACTTGAACCTCTTTACTATTAATAGTCTTCTTATTATAACCAACGTACTCCATAAGGTATTTACCATCCGTATCTTCTACATATACATATGGAGCGAATATATGCTTACCATCCTTGTTTCTACCTTGATAATGCTTCTTATTAGGTCCCTCAAATTCGACTACCTTGCCTATTATGCGATCTTCATCTTTTGGATGAGTTATGTCCTCTGTGAGTCCAGGAGCTATTTTAGCAACTATACCACTATTAAACCAATTGTTTCTAAAGAAGTGCCTTATTATGTTATTCATGTTATCAGTAGTTTTACTAGGGTCTGATAACCTACGCCTTAACTTTTTTACATACTCGTTGAAACTAACATATTTATCACCTTCGACCCATACCTCCTTGTTCATAGAAGCAGGAGTGTAGGTGTGGAAGGAGTGTCTACGTTGACGCCAACCTGTTGTATAGAATGAGTATACGTAAAGCATTTTAGAAAGTTCCCTTACATCCTTAGATTCGTGTGCAGCTAGTGCTTCATAGTCGTTTACGTAGTCATCTGTCTCCCAACGATCATTAAGAGTACGAAATGGTGTACGTATATACCAGCCTAATGGTGACCTCTCATTGTAGTCAACTACCATCATACCAATTAACTTGTTATCCTTCAAGGATTCATATGCAGCATGGGACTCTGTCTTAATCTTTCTAAGTTGTTCAAAGACACTACTCTCAGGATCTTGTAATAATTTCTTTATGTAGTCATGGTCTATACCAAGACCATCTTCTTTATCTACAAAGAAGTCAGCTGATAACTGTGCAAACAATTCTTCTGTCATATGATTTACAGTACGTGTATCAGAATATAAACCACCTGGTGTTAATTCCATTAACTTACCAAAGATAGTACTAAAACCAGCTGTACCATATATACTCTTATCTGCCATTAGTTCTAAACCAAACAATACACTATTCTTGAACAGAGTAGATAGCATAGTACCTCCTTCAACTCGTTCACCATCAGATTTAATCAATCTATCTAGGTTAACAAAGTTATCTGCTTCCTCTAGAGCATATATCTTACTAAGGAACATACGAAGCTCAATAGGTGTCGTACCATACTTCTTCGTATCAATCCTAGACGCCATAACAACCCTAGTTAGGTCCTTAGCAACTTTCTTTAAACTAATGAAGTGTTCAAGTATTGCAAGTTGTTCAGATACATATTTTTCTTTATCGGCTTTTTTTAATCCTTCATGTTCTTTAAACCCTTTGATATTATTAATAAGCTTACCTGGTTTCAATAATGAAGCCAGTGCAATTTTTGTATCATATGAGTTTACATTAACATCTTCTTCCCCAATCTTTTCTCCCCAGTAAGCAGCTACTTTATTAGCAGCGTACCTTTCTGGGTGAGCTGGATCAGCATCCATGGCTTCTTCACTCCTTATCTTACCACTAGCATTGAATACCTCTTCAGCGAAGTCCCTAATGATAGGTTGTGACATGAAATCAAATGTAACCTCACCTACCCCAGCTCTAATCATCAGGTTAACAACATCCACTGTAGCATCATTAACGTTAAGACGTATAATATATGGATCCTTAGCAGCATCAACGTGAGCATCAATCAGGGCAGACAGCCAGTCTGTAATAGGTTTTCTGTCTTGTCCTTCAATCAGATTGAACCACATGGTACCATCCTCTTTTTCTTCAAAACCAAACCTATTTGTAGATTTTATGCCAAAGTCAGCGTGCTGAGTTAAGGCATGGTGTGCATTAGATAACGCAAACTTACCGATACCCTGATCAGCACCAATAAATATCTCTCTAGTCTTAGACTGGAATGACGGTATAGTTGTCTCTAAAGAATTTAATTCCTTTTGCGTGTCGTAGTATCTATCGAAATCCCTAGCCTTCTTCTGAAGTGGTCTCGTAGATCCAACAAGTGGAGTAGAGGTTTGTAAAAAATGTTTATCATCACCCAACACCGCATTAAACATGTCCAATATCCTATTCTCATTAGCTTCTCTAGTGTTTTGTTTCTCCTCAGTCTGTTTTGCAAAAACTTCCTTAATTGGTAATACACCAGCTGACACGAGGATTTTCATTGCTATTTCTATATCACTCTTATTAGCAACGTCCACATAGTTTAGTTGACTCATACCTATCAACTCCTCTAAATCAGTTATGCTCATTAACACTTTTACGTGCTCATCAATAAGATTTTGATCACCTTTACCTGCAGCTAATTGATCCTTTATCTCTGCTTCAAGAGCGTATGCTGCTTTTAAATCAACGTTTAAAGTAGACCTATTAGTACGTTCCTTCTTCCTATCACGTTTAAAGTCTTGTATCTGTTGAAAGAGTTCGTTCCCTATAATATTAGGGTTGTTTTCATATATACGTAGGATCTCATTAAACTTAGCCATGTACCTAAGATTGACAGCTGTATCTGTGTCACCTTCAATAAACTTAACCCGTTCAATTCTACCCTCTGCTTTAGCAGTCTTATCATAGTTATAACCTATAACAAAGAGCTTATCAATGTCAAAGTCAGAACCAGTAAGTGCTGTAAACTCAAGTGGTAGATGTATAACATCACCAGCTTGTTCACGTAGGAAACCAACTATCTTTAAACGAACTGTTGAATTCTGACCCTGTACAGGCACCCTATAACCAATTACTTTAAGCTCTGATTTAAGAAACGCAACTCTTTGATCATGATTAAGTGCTTCATAATTAGGTATGATATGCTTAAATAACCTCGTAGATACACGTACCTCAAGTTCGGTGACATTACCATCCTTATCCGGATGACTATACTTTAGATCTTTGTCATAAGTACTGTGACCATAATCTGATACCTGTATCAACTGATTACCAGGTAGATTCATATCTATAGTTTCCCTACCGATCAGGGCCATTATTCTCTTATATACCCATCGTCTATCAGTAAAAGCATCTAACTCTAGATACATCTGTCCATCCTCTTGAACATGGAGTGCTTGAATGAAATCGTACGACTTCTTAGCACGTTTAGCGTCGTTAGCTAAAGTAGCAATCAATCGCTTGTTGTCAATACGACTACCCTTTACACCAAATTTAGCCTTAACTCTATCCCTACCTAGATCACTAAGTGATTCCCTACTCCTTGTAAGTAGTTCTAATAGTTCAGCACCAGTACCAAAACTACCGTATTCTTCTAGCTTACGTATGTTAGATGTTAATACCTTATATGCCTGTGAAGCAACGGTCTGTCGCTCTACATCATGTACATCAGTAACTACCTGATGTTTAAGATTATCAAAAAACTGTTTCTGTACAAGAGCCTCACTAAGATCTGATACAGTAGTCCTATTGACATTATCTGTGAATAAGTCAATACCAGGTCTACCACCAACTTTAGTAGCAGTGTCATACTTAAATGCGTGAATAGGTTCTAGTCCTTCTATATCAGCATATTTACCCTTAAGTTCCATACGATCAAGTAACTCTTCTATAGGAGTACCCACTACCTGACGCCTAAATATAGTAGACATAGCCATCTTATCATAAATGAGTAAGTCTAAATCATTAAACTTTTGTTTACCCATATACACTGTCTTAATTGGTTGCATTACTATACCCATAGCAACTATCTCTTCTTCTGCTGATAATACCTTATCTGATACTAACAGATCATAGGCATCCCTTCTAGAATCAGTCCACATACCCAATCTCCTAGACATAGATCTGAACATCTCAGGTGATATGAGCATGGTACCATCCGTTGGATCAATCTTCTTAAGGGCTGCTAGATTAAGACTAGCTCTACGCTTAGCTTCCTCTTCTGTAAGACCTGCCTTCTCATATAAATCTACTTGCTTACCATGTATTGCCTCATAATATATACTAGGGAAATGTTGTGTGTTTAAAGTAGACACATTGAAGTGAGTGTCTGGTTCTGACTCAGTAGCAGTAGCAAACCTGTCACCACTAGAGCCTACACCAAACCACCTCTTATACATATCCTCAGCTACATCCGCCTCAGAATTAGGATCCTTTGCAAAGAATGCAGGATCAGCAAAGAATACCTTCTCTGACTCCATAGTAGCCATAGAGCCATTGATCATAAAATCAGATAATATCTTAGCCACTACATAGGTATTTCTTTTAGTTTCATCGTTAATACTACTTTCAGCATCTAATATACCAGCCTCTTCACTATATAAAGCACTAAGTTTTAGATTACCACCCTTCATTGTAATGGCACCAATCTTAGCAGCATGTTTATATTCTTTTTTAAATAATCCATTCAATATACCTGATATAATTGCCTTCTCTTTTTCTTCACTGAGGTTATTAATCTTAGTAGGATCCTTGTATTGATTGAATGCCTTGAAGTGTATAAACTTAAATGCGTTACCCTTAGCTATATTTAAATTACCAGTATAATGGTAATTCTTCACTAGGCTATTTTTGATTGCTTTCTTACGCTCATCAGACGTCTCTGGATTAAGATATTCTTTTCTTAAATCATGAGCAGCAAGTACCCGTTCTTTCTCATCTAAAAAGTAACCATGGAATAAGTCTAATACCTCTTTATTAAATTCCAATTCAATACCTTTGTTTGTGATCTTTATATCAGTGGCTACATCCTTAAGTATAGGTATACCTGACATAAAGTAGAACTGCTTCCTATTAGCCATGACAGGTAATGGTAGGAAACCAAAGCCAATGGCATTAAACCTAACCAGATAGTCCTCTAATCTAACAATCTGTTTATAATCCCTACCCTGGTCCTCACGAGTTCTTTCTTTAAGTGAACTATATGACATCAGATAAAAGGCATCACGTATCTCTGCATCTTCTTGTAATAGTTTAAAGACCCTTGAATGCTTATTGTTTAACAAACCAAGTCTGGTCTTAAGATACTCATCGTCATGTTTAAGTTTACGGACTATATCCGTAGCCATATTGTTTGGTGAGTAAGTAAAGTATTTATTACCATTTGCCCCTAATACTACATTTTCTTGTAATTCAGGATGTGTAAGGGCATATGCTTTACTTATAGCCCTACTAGATATACTTGATAAGTATATAACAGGATTATTAATAAAGGAAGATTGAACCTTAAGTATATCCTCATCTTCCGTTTCTTCCTCTTCGGTCTTTATCACTGCTTCTTGATATAGTACACTACTTGTACCAAACACTTTCTTAGCGTCACCATCTAGCATTGTAAACAACGAGTCAAGATCTGTAGCTTCAGTATAAAATTCACTAAGTGCAGTATATATAGTAGCATCATCAACCTCAATGTGTAATCTATTATACAACTCCACTAATTTTTTTACATGCTTATCTACATACTTATTTTCTATTCTACTGTTATTAACATCTTCTTCTACTGCCTCTATCAATGCCCTATAGTCTTTTTCTAACTCAACGAAAAAATCCTCGTCTAGAACCTTCTTACCTTCCTTGTCAGTATTGACGATCTGTTGATCTAGGTAGAATCTTTCATTCCAACCTAATGTTTGATTTCTAGCAAGTTCAGTCTCACTATTACCTTCATAGCTAAATACCCAATCAGCATTCTCTCCCTTGTTATCTCTACCAAATGTGAATGTGATAAAATCATTCTTCCATATGTTAAATGTCTTCCTAAACTGATTCTTTTGGTTTTCAGAACCCACCTCTAGTTTCTTAGCTAACTCAATATACCATGGCTTATCCAGTGCTTGTGCCCCTAATACTTTAAGTTCATCTATCATATCCTGTATATCCTCAAACTCATTCAGATTCAATAGAAGTGAGGACCATACCTCATTAAACTCCACAAATGGTTGTATACCAGTGAGTAAATCATATTCTGTGGATGCGTGTAAAGTATGAATAAAGAACTTCACACTAGCCATAGCATTGTCTTTAAGTGAAACCTCCCATGAACTACGTTTATCTACATCTAACCTACCAGTAATCTCTTCGTCAGAATCCAGAGCCTCAATATCTTCTTCACTTAGACTAGCATTCCTAGCTTCAATACCTACAGTGCTGAAATGATCTATCACCATATCCCAGAAGATAGCTTTGTTCCTACCTACTTCTTTTAGAACTAAGTTGAATTGATCTGCTGCAGCCTGCTTCTCCTCAGTTTCTTGTTTATATTCATCAAGATCTTTTGTTGTACGTTTAATCCAATCAAATAGTGGACCTGCTTCAGGTTGTTCCCCTTCCCTTATAGAATTAAGATCTGTAATAGGACTTAACTGTATAGCCCTATCTGCTAGTAATGTAACTATATCTTTCCTGTGTTTACTACTAGTGATAGTTTGAAACTTATGTTTACCAACAGCCATAGCAACCTCACCAGGCTTGATGTTATTAATGTTTTCTTCTAATACCTTATTGTTAGCATACTTACCAGCATATATTTGCTTAAACATTTGATCTACTTCGTTCTCCCTAAGTCTACTTGGACCAGCGAATATACTCTTTATCCAATCATATATTTGTTGGAAGAAGCGACGTATAGCACTATGTTGTTTAGGTTTCTCCGTCTGAGCCTCTTCGGATAATACGAATTTCCTAAATTCCTCAGCAAGTACTTCTTCTACCTCTCTATTAGTAGCATCTTCACCTAACTTGTATACTTGTTTAGCAACACGATATAGATTTAATCTCTCTGTTTCAGTAAGGTATCCCAGACTAACCCTGTGCCATGCTTCATGATATAGAGCTCCTTCTGCAGCTCCTTCGTATACTTTAATTGCGTCATGTGAGTATAGAGCAAATGCACGTCTACCAGTACCCGCAAGTGGTAATAAACGTTTAACAATCTCTATCTTATTCATACCAACTCTAGAAGCAACCCATGCCATCTCCTTATTGAGATCTATCTTACGAACAATTTTAGGAGTACTCTCCATAGCAATAGTAAACTGATCGTAGTCTAATGGATTAGCCTTTGGTTTCTTCTCTTGTTTATATTCATGTAATGTCTTAGCCCTATCTACCATAGAGTCGAACATACTATTCGTCTTAGCCCTTTCACCATCAGTTTCAGCAGCAGACAAAGCCTTCTTACGTCTAGCTTCAATCTTATCTAATTCAGCCTGTAGACCTTCTGTAGTAGCAAGTTTATCAACCTTCTCCTGCTCCTTCTGTTCCTCAGACTTATTTTCTTGTACTGTTGGTTTAGGTTGCTCTGCTCTTACCTGCTGTGTATTAGTCTTTTTTGGTTTCTCTTCCCTAATTATAATCTTATTCTTAGCTGAATCTATGCCAAGTTCGAGTAGTGGATTATTAAATACGATACCAGTCTCTTCTATTTGTTCTGCATCAGTAGTAATCCAATTGTTATTGATAAGGAACCCATTATAGTTTTCCTTAGCATCATGTTCAACCCTATCATGTTTCCCAAATGAAAATGACCTACCACCAAGGAAACCACTTTTCTTATTTATTAGAGTGGAGTCATCAGATGCATCCTTAACCAAATGTCTGTTAGATATACTTATAGCATAATTCTTATTGGCAGCCATCCACTTGGCAAAATGTTCCTCCTTAGCACGAATGTTTGCATCGTCTAACATATCCATTTCAAATGGAGAATCTGTGTCTGGATTATAACCGTAGTATACGATAGCACTAGTACCAGTTGTCTCTAAATATAGTGTTTTATTACGTAACAATTCCGCATGTTTTTCACTACGAAGAATTGATCTAAAGTGTTTAGATTTAGGACTAGTTAATCTCTTTCCATGTGCAACCAATAAATCTATAAATTCCATTGGTTTAATACCAGTTACCCCATCGAAAGATTTGTGCCAATTTACAGCATACTCAGCATTTTTATTTATAGTGTCACTATTACCATGCTTCTTTATAGCAGCCTTTTTCTTGCCATGCATTGCTTTACCAACAAAACGAAATGCTTGTACTAATAAGCTAGCGTGTTCTAGTGCTATATTAGAGGTGTTAACTTTCAACGCATAACGTTTACCATTAACAGTCTTCATGGTAAGCACAAACATATTACCACTACCACCAAACTTCTTATCAGTTCCGATTCTACTGTTCTCTCCATCCCACATATTAGAGAAGAGTGGGTTAGCGGAATCAGGTTTAGTTATAGCTAATCTAACTTTGTTGGCGGCTATACCTAATACTTCTGATATATTACGCCTACGTGCTTTTTTATCTAACTCTTTGGATATAGTATTTGGACTACCCCTACCTACACGAAGACCACTGGTGAACAGGGACTCACCAGTTAAAGTCTTTAGCAATATACCATTACGTACTTGCCTTGCCTCTTCCATCTTCTGAGCAAGATATTCCCTTATAGCATTTGGGTTAGTCTTGTTCTGTTTAATCACACTATGTGGAACCTTTATAAACTTAAAATTGGCAGCGTGTAGATATAACCCACCATCTTTACTTGTATGGGTTGTACCTTCTATAGTAACCTTGACTGATATAGGGAACTCCCCTATGGCATGGTCTACAGGTAATTTGTTAGTAAGATTTACAAACGAAGAAGCCTCATCCGATGTAAGATGTTTTTTCTGTAATACCTTATTTAGTAATGTATTTAGTTTCCTAAGTGTAGTAAGTCTCTCCTTGTCTTTTTCCTGATTAGCTTCAGCAAACATCTTAATCTCAGTCTTAATCTTACTACGTATATTTAAGATCTCAGAAATATCTTCTAGATCAAGGTACAACTCAGACTCTGAATCAGCATAACTAGTCTTAGGATTAGATAATACATTCGCAAGTTTTTGATTCCTGACAATAAATTCATTAGTTACAGGATCTTGATGAACGTATGACAGATTCAATATGGGACTAATCGTACCATTATTACTTTCATTGGCTTGTAGATCATCTACACCTAGATTAACTTGCTGATCAGTATCAATAGGATCAAT